CCTTTGAAATACAATTCCCCGTAGCGGATGCCACATCTGCTATAATTCGCATAGCATGATAGGAGTTATCTAAATGGCGAGCTTTAACAAAGTAAACGATTTTGTGGTAAACGCAGTCCACAATATGGATTTAGAAAGCGACCAGCTTGCGGTTGCTCTAACAAATACTGCGCCGGGAAGTGAATCAAGCAACCCAACCGCGGATGGTAACGGAATTGTTGGTAATCTTACACAGATTAGCTACAGCAATGTGTCTTCTCGCAACCTGACTACAAGTTCATCATCACAGTCTAGTGGTGTATATAAGCTGGTTGTTGCGGATCTTACGCTCACTGCTTCTGGCACGGTTGGTCCCTTCCGTTACATCTATATCTTTGATGATACGGTTACTTCTCCAGCAGATCCAATTATTGGGTATTATGACTATGGCACTTCATTGACGCTGAACAACGGTGATACCTTCACCTTAGACTTCAGCCCAAGCAACGGTGTCATCCAGCTAACATAAGGCATTATCATGGCGAAGCTCTTTAACAGAGCCAAGATGACAACCAGTACCACAGGTACTGGCACAATCTCACTTGGCAGTGCGTCTGTGGGGTTTCAGAGTTTCGCGGATGCTGGGGTTAGCAACGGTGACGTAGTTCAGTATGTCATCGAAGAAGTAAATAACTTTGAAATAGGCACCGGTACATATACCGCTTCTGGCACAACCCTTACAAGGACTGTGCAGGAAAGTTCAAACTCAGATAATGCCATCAACCTTGCAGGGAATGCGGTTGTTTTTATCAGCGCAGTAGCCAGTGACTTAAACATCTTGCAAAATGCAGGGTCCACCAAGGTTGCAGCTACCGCTTCTGGTGCCACGGTTACAGGTAACTTGTCTATTACGGGCACCGTTGACGGGCGTGATATCGCAGCGGATGGTGTAAAATTAGATACTGTAGAAACCAATGCCGATGTGACGGATAGTGCAAATGTAGGTTCTTCTTTAACAGGTTTTTCTACGGGCACCGATGCGGTTTCTTCTGATCTTATTCCTGTTTACGATGTAAGCGCCTCTGCTTGGGAAAAACAAACGATTTCTAATGCAGCTTTGCAAGGCCCGACTGGACCTACTGGCCCTACAGGGGGCGATGGTCCAACGGGTCCGACAGGTCAAAAAGGTCAGAAGGGCGAGGTGGGTAATACAGGGGGCGATGGTCCAACGGGTCCGACAGGCCCCCAAGGTCAGAAGGGTCAAAAAGGACAGACGGGCGCTACAGGTCCGACAGGTTCAACTGGCCCCACAGGCCCAACAGGTTCAACAGGTCCGACAGGTCAAAAGGGCCAAAAGGGTGAAGTAGGTAGTACAGGGCCAAACGGGCCAACGGGTCCGACTGGTGGCGCTGGCCCGACTGGTCAGAAAGGGCAGAAAGGCCAAACAGGAAGCACTGGCTCTACAGGTGGTACTGGCCCGACTGGCCCAACGGGTCCAAACGGGCCTACAGGGCCTACAGGCGGTACAGGGCCAACAGGACAAAAAGGCCAGAAGGGCCAACAAGGAGAATTTCCATCTGGTACTAAGATGCTGTTTCAGCAAACGTCTGCTCCTACAGGTTGGACAAAAAGTACATCGCATAACAACAAGGCTCTGCGTGTAGTGACTGGATCGGTTAGCAGTGGTGGTAACAGCAGCTTCACTACGATTTTTGCCAACAGAACGAGTGGCTCTACCTCAGCAGGCGGTACGGTTGGTAGTCACACCCTTACTACATCTCAAATGCCATCTCACAGTCACGTTCAAGGTTTTGCAGGATTAAACTCAACTGCATCTTTTGGTGTGTCGAGTACGGGATCTGTTGGTAACGTCAACAGCCAAAACGGAATTTCTACCAGTAATCACGCAAATACATCTAGTGTGGGTGGTGGCTCTTCTCACAACCACAGTTTTTCTGGTTCTTCGCACACTCACTCATTGGATATGCGTGTTCAATACGTTGACCTTATTATCGCTACTAAGGACTAAACATGAAGATTGAGAGTAAAGATCTCTGCCCATTGAATGACTTTAATCAGTGCAGACAGCTTGACTGCGCTTGGTTCATCCAGCTTCGTGGCAGCAACCCTAACACGGGAGAGGATGTAGATGAGTGGGGGTGCGCTATAGCGTGGCAACCGATACTTTCTATTGAAAACTCCCAGATGCAAAGGCAGACGGGGGCGGCTGTCGAGAGCCTTAGAAATGAAATAGTAGGCGCTTCTCATAATTTAGAGGCATTAGGCCAAGCGAACATGAAGGAGATCCAACAGTGAAGCTGACAGTGGTAGCAGATGATAGCACGGTTTTGGTTGATGGGGTCCACGCAGAGATAGACCTTACTGCAATAGCCATTCCCAATAACTTGCATGCACTGCAATGGGATGGCTCGACGGGTCATATTGAGTACAAAGATGTCGAAAATGAAGACATAAGTTCCCTCCCCTCTTGGGCTTCTGACTGTGTCACGGCACACGTTGCAGCCATTGCTGCAATAGAGGCAGATACCCTTACCCCAGAAGAGTTAGTTCGCATTGAGCGGGATTTTAGGTTGGCAGAGACGGATTGGTGGGCGGTTTCTGACCGCACCATGACCGCAGCGCAATCATCTTATCGTCAAGCACTTCGTGACATCACAGGGCAATCAAGTTTCCCAAATAATATAACATGGCCGACTAAGCCAAGTTAATTTATTCAACTAGAGTAAGGCAGTATCATGGCAAAGCTTTTCAATAGAGCCAAGATGACAACCAGCACTACGGGTACTGGGACAATTACTCTGGGAAGTGCATCTGCTGGTTTTCAGAGCTTTGCAGCCGCTGGTGTAAGCAACGGCGATGTGGTGCAATATGTTATTGAAGAAGCAAACAATTTTGAAATAGGCACTGGCACATACAGCACTTCTGGCACAACTCTTACAAGAAACGTCCAAGAAAGTTCAAATTCAGATAACGCGATTAGTCTCGCGGGAAATGCGGTTGTTTTTATTAGTGCGGTAGCTAGCGATTTAAATATTTTGCAGGATGCGGGGTCTACTAAAGTTGCAGCGACATCTTCTGGTGCTACAGTTACAGGTAATATAGCTGTATCAGGCACCGTGGATGGACGCGATATCGCCACGGATGGTACGAAGTTAGATACTGTAGAAACAAATGCTGACGTAACCGATAGCTCTAACGTGGGGTCTTCCCTTACTGGTTTCGCTACGGGTACAGATGCTGGTTCTTCTGATCTAATCCCCGTTTATGATGTAAGTGCATCTGCTTGGGAGAAGCAGACTATTGCTAATGCCGCGCTTCAAGGTCCAACGGGGCCTACTGGCCCCACAGGTGGTACAGGGCCGACAGGCCCAACTGGGCAAAAAGGGCAGAAGGGCGAGGTGGGCAATACAGGCCCCACAGGTGGTACGGGACCAACAGGTCCAACAGGCCCTCAAGGGCAAAAGGGCCAAAAAGGGCAGACTGGAAGCACGGGTCCAACGGGTTCGCAAGGTCCGACAGGGCCAACGGGTGGCACAGGGCCGACAGGGCCTACTGGTCAGAAAGGCCAGAAGGGTGAAGTAGGTAGTACAGGCTCCACAGGCCCTACAGGGCCGCAAGGTCCAACAGGCTCAACTGGTCCGACTGGATCTCAAGGGCAAAAAGGGCAAAAAGGACAAACGGGGTCAAGCGGCGGTACGGGTCCGACAGGTCAAAAGGGGCAGAAGGGTGAAGTAGGTAGTACAGGCCCAACAGGCCCAACAGGCCCAACAGGCCCAACTGGTTCACAAGGCCCGACAGGTGGAACTGGGCCGACAGGCCCGACAGGACAGAAGGGCCAGAAGGGGCAAACAGGAACCTTTAGCGGATCGGGTTCTTACGCTGCGGATGCTTGGGTAAACTTTAATGGTTCTGGAAGTGTTTCTATTCGTGATGATGAAGGTGTTAGCTCTATTACAGACGTAACCACAGCTCAGTTTCGTGTAAATTGGTCATCAAACTTTGGAAATGCTAACTATCAAGTTGATGGTCTAGGGAACAATATAAACGTAGGCAGTGAAGGTAGCCAAATCGACACATACAGATATAGTATGCTAACAAGCTATGTTCCCATTGTATATACAAGATATGCGGCTGGTTTCGATCCAACGACCTGCACAATATCAGCAACGGGTAATTAGAAGCTTTGGTGATTGATTATGACAAAATATAGAGTAATCTTTGATGATCCAGATAATCTTGACTTACCCTCACAAATTCTTGTGCCAAGCCCAAACTGGTTGCGTAAAGCTATGTCAGGAAATCTTCCTCCAATTTGGGTATATTGGCAGCTTCAAGATGATGAGAAATGCGCTGTTGAACAGGGGACGCACGAAACGTATAAACACGATCCTCAAAAACATGCCTTGCAATGGACTGCTCCTCGCATTGGCCCTCTAACAGAAGAAGAAGCTATGGAATACTTGTGCTTGAAGGACTTGCCTCGCAGATGTTGGGCAGAAAAACATAACCGTCCAATGTTTAAAATTGTTCTTGCGGATCAAGTTCCAACCGACAGGCGGCTTAGAAACGCTTGGGAGATAAGAATATGACAACTTTTATTAGAATAGGTGCAACAGACTATAGTCCTGAAAACTATAGCATTCCCTCAGAGCGAACCTTTCGCAGTGCTTGGGATGTTGACGAAAGCGCATCTGCAATCGTTGTTAATATGGAGAGAGCTAAAGACGTTTGGAGGGAAAAGATACGTTATCATAGGCAAGATGAACTAGCTTCCTTAGATACAGCGTACATGAGGGCTTTAGAGACGGGCGAAGATACAACTGATATTATTGCACAGAAACAGGCTTTGCGTGATGCTCCCGCACTGCCATCTATAGATGCAGCAACAACCCCTGATGAATTGACTTCAATACAGCCTATACCCAATATAACTATAGAGTAATTTTTTTCGCAAAGGTGGATCATGCGGCAAAACTGGCAAATGTGGTCTGGCGGTTTATCGGGTCAAGATATATCAACAATATTTACAGAGGCTTCAAAGCTTAATACGCAATCAGCAACGACTTTTAACAATGCAGACACAAGCGTAAGGTCAAGCGATGTTGCTTGGTTAAGCGGCAATAAGGCCGTTCAAGATATTCTTTGGAAGTATGTTAAAACGGCAAACGATAACGCCTTTCGCTGCCAATTAGAAAATATATGCGACATTCAATTTACAGAATATCATGCTAACAAGGGTGGTCATTACGATTGGCATATAGATGTAAACTGGGATGGCAACGAGGTGCGGGATAGAAAGTTAAGCGTTACGGTGCAGCTTTCAGATCCAAGCGAATATGAAGGCGGGGGCTTTGAGTTCGCGGAATGTCAAACGCCAGACGCCTCATCCCGCGTCAAGGGCACAGTATTAGTGTTCCCAAGCTATTTGCAGCATAGAGTTCTACCTATCAAAAGCGGTACACGGAAAAGCCTTGTTGCGTGGTTTGAAGGTCCAAGGTGGCAATAATATATCAGATTTCTCTGCATGGATCTGCGTATGATGCACGAGGAAAAGATTGGAACACGGTAGAGAAGGAGACGGGCTGTGTTAGAGATACACAGTGGCGTGATCCAATACTTGACAGGCCCCTGCTAGTCACGGAATTTGGATGTGCAGTAAGTCATCTTAGAACTTGGGAGAAGATAGCCGCTTCTAACCGCAACGGTATAATCCTTGAAGAGGATGCAGTCTATGAAAGTATTGATCCTAGCGCGGTTGATACTTTACTAAAAGAGCATGACAGCGTTTGGTTGGGATACCGCCTTAATACTCTTGGCTATTGGTATAATTGTCATGCTTACGCTCTTAGACCAGAAACCGCCAAGAGATTGATAGCGGGCTACAAGGATGCTATCATCCCTGTAGATGAATGGGTGCCTGCCAAACTAAAAGTTCAATCGAACTTTTTCTTTACACCAGAGATTGTAAAGCAGATACCTAGAAAAGTTAGGCCAAGCACGATTGAGGGGGAATCAATGCAGGTACATGTACTAACAGTTGGAACAGATCAAAGTAAAATGTGGGCTTTGGAGCAATCTGCAAAAGCGCACGAAATAACGTATTTAAATCTAGGTCGCAAAGTTACTTGGATGGGCGGCATAATGGAAGCCCAAGGCGGTGGTCAAAAGATTAATCTTGTACGCAATCACCTTGAATCTCTGCATGATGGAGATGTTGTTCTATTTGTGGATGGGTATGATGTTATTATAAACGATACGCTTCCTACTATCTTAGAAAGATATGAGGACATGGGTGCGGATATCATATTCGCCGCGGAAAAGAATTGCTGGCCTGATCCGACAATGGCCTCAGAATTTCCTTTGTCAACACTCTACAGGTATTTGAACAGTGGTGTTTACATAGGCAAGGTGGGTGCGCTTAAAGAGTTTCTTAATGAGGCAGTGCCCAATGATTCTGATGACCAACTATGGATGCAAAAAAGATTTTTATCATCTGACTGGCAAGCAACGGGTTCTGCTAATTTAGATTATGAAGGTTACATCTTTCAATGCGACGACGATGTTGAGATTATAAACGGTCAACTAGCAAACGGCATGTGCTGTCCATGCATTTATCATGGGAATGGCGGAGATGATGCAAAGGTGAGATTTAAAAACCTTGCGGATAGATTTAGGTATATCGAAGAGGCAGAGGTATTATCTCCCACATACCATAAAGGTCTTGAGTACGAAGAGGTTGCACCAGAAATACTGGTAGCTGAATTTATGTCAGAGGCTCAGTGCCAGCGATACATTGAAGCATCAGAAAGCCTTGGTCGGTGGGGTGAGCTTAATGGTGATAAGTTTCCAGCGCAAGAAATACGTCTAAAAGAATTAGGCTTGTGGGACGAGATATCAGAACAATGGGCAGAAAAACTTAGTAAGATATGCGAAAAGCATTGGAACCCAGAAGTTTACCTTGGATTGCGGGATGCATTTACCATGCGTTATTCTATGGATACACAGACAGAATTAGGGCTGCACACAGACGCATCTTTGTTCACAGGTAGTGTAAAGCTCAACGACAATTACTCTGGTGCGGAGCTTGTTTTTCCTAGACAAGGGTTTACAAATAAGGATGTAAAAGTTGGGCAGTGCATTTTATTTCCGTCTATGGTAACACATGGACATAAGGTGCTGCCTTTGCGTGGGGGAAAGAAGTATAGCTTGACCATGTGGACCTGTCGATATGAGGGTGACTCAAACTAAAAACAGTGTTAGTTTCTTGCTATGTTAGGTTACAGCCCCATAGCAGGATCTGCACTCGCGTCCTCTGGACATGAGATTATTATTGTTAGCCTAGACCACGGTTCCTTTGCGCTTTCTGGGCAGACAATTGATTTTGGTATTAGCGAAACATTAGACAACGGCAGTTTTTCTCTGGCAGGGCAGGATGTTGCTTTGGCTGCGGGTAAAGGGTTGGCGATTGAGGCTGGATCTTTTTCACTTACAGGGCAAGCGGTTGGGACCGTTATATCTGTAAATATGAGCGCGACTCATGGTTCTTTCGCGCTTACAGGACAAGATGCAAGCGGTTTAGTTGGAGAGATATTTGAGGCGGGTGGGTTTAATCTTACAGGTCAAACCGCAGACTTTAACAAAGCTCTTAAAATAGACGCCGCTCATGGGTCTTTCACGCTTACAGGGCAAGACGCACCTCGCGCTGTCTCAGAGGCACTGGATCAGGGGTCTTTCGCGCTTACAGGACAGGCAATAAACTTTAAGAAATCAGCTAACCTAGAACAAGGAAGCTTTGCGCTTACGGGACAAGACTCCTCTTTTGTTATCGCCTTACGTGAAACTTTAATAAATGGTACTTTTTCTTTAACAGGCCAGACTTTAAATCTTTCTTTGAAAAGAAGGGCTGTAGCAGATCAAGGATCTTTTGTTCTGACTGGTCAGGATGTTGATTTAAAACAGGGCTTTGTCTTAGTTGCAGGCCACGGGTCTTTTGCTCTGACTGGACAAGATGCAAACCGCAAGGTTACAGAGATTATGGACACTGGAGTGTTCGCACTTGCGGGTCAAGATGCAACACTGAAGCTGGGAGAAGCTGTAGAAGGGGTTTCAATAACAGTATTTATTGGGGGCGCTGCTGTTTACGGTCTAATACTGCCTGATCAAGATCCAAATTGGGCAAGAGTAACACCAGCACAAGATCCGCAATGGTCTCTTATTGCTTAAAACTGGAATAAAAAGTATATTAAGTACAATTGAACTTTTTAGATAGGCGCTCAGATGGCTACATATACAGACGCAAATGGCGTTAAACTGATAACTACAGGCGACGAGGCTGGTACATGGGGTTCCAGTACAAACGTCAACCTGCAAATTCTTGATCGTGCGGCTAATGGCTTTGAGTCTATCGCCCTTAGTTCAACAACATATACCCTGACCCTTTCTGCACAACCTTC